ACATAATCAGCCACGAAAGTCTTACCTGCACCAGGATGTGAAACCACATAGTACAGAAAAGGCTCAGAACGTTCAGTATAACCACTCTCACGCAACAACTTACGAACAGGATCAAGAGTACGAGCAAAATTAAGTATGACTTGACGAATAGGAGCATCCTCCTTTGTCGCATGCAACTTAATATTCATGTCGAGAATTAATAAATCAATTCGATCAACAAGCGGATTAATGCTCAAATTAAGTGTACCATCCTCTTTCAAATAGGTAGACATAATTTCCTTAAGCAAAAAACCAATACTCTGTAACTCACTATCAAAACGCGTATACTCTTTATTCAACTCATAACCGCAACACGTAGCGATTTTACACACAACAGTAACCAGCCAATCTTTGACCCGAGTGAGAAAACTCGTCAAACTCTTCGAGTGTCTATCTACATCGCACATGGTGAAACCAAACTCCTTTAAATTCTTAAAAGAGAGGTTTTGAGTAAACAAACCAAGGCTAATAGCTTCAACACACAGATTAACTATATCATCACATTCTGTTTGCGCTTTATTGCTCTCAAACACATCTGCAAACCACGGCATTATACTCTTGTGAATCAAAGGCATCACCCCTTTGACAAGAGCCCATCCAGCAAACAAAATACTCATCAAAGCAATACAAGCACTAGAAGGATATTCACGACGTAGAAACAACAATATCACAAACATAATGGCAGAAATACCCATTACATTCTTAGGTTCATTAATAGCTTCGAACACTTCTGCAAAACTATTAAAAAACCCTGATACTTTAGAAGTAGTAGTACGAACATCACGACCAGCACTGCGAAGAATTTCAATAAACTCATTCGCAGTCTGTCTAGCTTCACTTGTAAAACCATGAATATGTTCATGTCGATGTTGTAACTCTGGGAGCAAAGAACGCGCCCAAGAATAAGTAGACTCATCCTTAGGACCCTGGTATTGATAGGGTTCGAGGAGATCAGCCAACATCACATACAATTGAATACGATGACCATGACAAGTTTTCATCTCATTATGAATTCTGGTGTAAAGCCACTCACGGACTTTAACATCAGGTGTATCGCTCAAAATAAGATCAACGACTTTGAAAAACAAGCCTTCATCATAGCGCTTTACCCCCTCCGAGGTACAAACGCCACAAGAACAATACTCACCAGGATGTGTCTCAATATCATGCATAAGTTGGAACCACACACCATCGTAATCATACGGTGGTAAATCACTAACTTCAGCACTAGACCAGTATAAATGAGGGTCATCATTTTCACAACGATCACTCTCAGGGTCATCATACAAAGACATAAAACGATTCTCAAAGGATACATCAGTCATAATCCTTCGCCAATATGAGTAATGCAAATAAGCATCACGTCGGTGTTCAACCGGCATATGAGAGAACGTAGCAAGTTCTCGAATCGAATTATTAACTATAAACAAGCGATCACGATGCAAATTTTGGAAACGTTGCATTCGTGCCGCTTCACGCTCAGCTCTACCCACTCTAGGGTTAAGTGAAACATGACGCACATCATGACGAAAAGTATCATCCCAATCTTGAAAAGCACCAGCAGGCGTGGCAAGCCTGCGCTGTAAAAACTCA